CCCCGCGAGGGGCCAGCCGTGGGTTTAGATCAGTTTCTGATCAGGCCGTGCCGAGGACGGGGTCCGCGACCAGGTTGGAGGCCTGGGTGCTGGCGACGGTGTTGCTGACCGGGCCGAAGTTGCCCTTGTACTGGATGGCCCATACGCCATCGCTGGTGGTGGAGGCGGCACGGATCTGGCTCACCGTGACGTAGCGGTCGGTGGGCCGGTAGATGTCCAGCACGAAGGACTTGCCGGTGCCGTCGCTCAGGACCTTGGAGCCCTTGTAGTCGCTGGCATCGGAGCCGTTGCTGGCCGCGCCGCCGCCGGCCTTGGCGCCGTTGGTGGCGTCCGCCGTGCCCATGCTGCCGATGAACACGACGCCGTCGTAGCCGCTCATGTCCACGGTGCCGGTGAGCGTCGTGGTGCCGGCGCCGGTGGTGGCGATCACTTTCGTGATCTTGACGTTGTTGCTGAGATTGCTCATGGAATTGTCCTCTGAAAGGGGGTGAAGAGACGGCCCCTTGCGGGGCCGTGCTCAGTCGCTGGTGACGGCGGCGCTTACGCCAGCTTCATGCGGGCGAATGCCTCGGCCAGCACGGGCATGCCGTCCGTCTCCTTGCGCATGATGAAGCCGATCTGCGCGGACTCCGCGTACAGCTCGTTGAGGCGCTGCACCGTCATGGTCAGCGCGTCGGCGATGTAGTAGTACTTGAGGTTGCCGTACAGGCCGACGTACTTGCCGGTGGTGAAGGTGCTGGGCGCATACTCGCTCTCCTTGACGGGGTCGCCGAGTATGCGGTCCGGGGAACCGGCCTGCAGGCCAGCCTGCCAGAGGTACTGGCCTTCGCCGTCCTTGAGCTTGGCGACCTGCTTCACGCCGGTGCGGTTGAAGATCCAGCCGGAACCTGGGCGGTACTGCGCCTTGACGCTGTACTTGGTGCTGATCAGGTCGTCGGCACCGATGGCCGTGGTGAGTGCGCAGGAGACGTCGCGGCTGGTGTCGATGCCCGCGGCGCTGGCTGTGAACAGGCCCAGGGGCTGGTTCGCGCCGGAGCCGGTGAGGAAGGCCTTCTCTTCCGTGACCGCGAACTTGTAGGTGAAGCGGTCCATGACCAGGGACTCGGGGTTGAGGGCGGCCACGCGCAGCAGCTTGCCGCTGATCTTGATGCGCTTGGCGGTCGGGTGCGGCTTCAGGTCGCGGCGACCGAAGGCCATGGTGCTGTCTTCGCTGCCGGTGCTGAGCTCGTTGGTCCAGTCCGCATCCGCCGGATCGGCGGACAGGGTCGGGCAGCCCAGGGCGTCGGCGCTGGTGACGGGGATCACGGTGGCGCCGGCACGCACGAACACCAGGTCCTTCAGCGGGACGATGATGTCGTTCTGCAGCTGCAGGGGCAGCGTGAGGTAGCCGCCGGCGGCATCGCTGTCGTTCTGCAGCGAACGCACTTCGTTCTGGTAGGCCTCGGTGCCGATGCGGCCGGTGAGGTACTTGCGGAACGCGGCCAGGTGCTTCTGGGCGCGCTGATCGCCGTCGCTGCCGCCCTGCGTGGTCTCTCGGGCGCGGGCCTCTGCATCCTGCTGGGTGGCCAGCTCCTTGTCGAGCTCGATCTGGCGCTCCTGCGCCTGGATGGTCTTGCCCAGGGCTTCCTGCTCGGCCCAGGCATTGTCATAGATGGACTGCTCTTCGGCAGTCATGCCGCGCTTCTCGGCGGCGGCCTTGTCGCTCACGGCACGCGCAGCGGCGATGGCGATGCCGCGCTTCTCGCGGAGGTCTTTCAGGTTCTTGGTATCGCTCATGGTCTTCTCCAGATTCAGGCAATAAAAAACCCGCTTACGCGGGTGGGTGGTTGCAGCCGCGCCTCCGCGCCGCTACGAGATCTCTGCGAGCTTGGCCCGCGCCGAGAGGGTACGGGCGTGGCCGGCTTCATCGGGTTTCACCGCAGGCGGATGGGCCTTGCGGAACTGTTCCAGGCTGCGCACGGCGACATCGGTGTCGTCGTAGGCGGGATAGGTGACGGGGCTGACGTCGAACAGCCGCACCTTCTTGAGGGTGCGGGTGGCGCTGCCGTCCTCGGCATAGTCCCAGGTCTCTTCCAAGGCGCAGAAGCCGAAGCTCATCTGGCTGATGTCGCCGCGGCCGATGCTGACCATGAGGTCCCGGGCCCACTGGGTGTCGGGCGGGTCCACCTCGATGGCGAGGCCGATGTCGTCTTCGCTCATGCGCAGCGTGCCGGCGGTGTTGCGGCCGAGCACGTAGTTCGGGTCATGGTTGAACAGGGCGCGCACGTCGTCGCTGCCGATGCTGTCGGCGAAGGCGCCGGGCATGATCTGCTCGCGGAAGCTGGAGCCGATCTCGGCCGCGGAGTTGAACACGGCCGCGTGGCCGACGATCTTGGCGGGCGCGCCATCAGCCGCGGCGCGCACTTCCAGCTTGTCCAGCTTGATCTGCCGGCGCTCCAGGTTCTTTTCGCTCATGCTCGTGCTCCGGCCGCCCAGAGGACAGCGCGCTGGGTCTCGGTCTCGATGATGTCGGTGACGCCGGCGGCGTCCATGCCATCCAGGGCCTTGCGCACGCCTTCCAGCGTGCCGGCCTCGGAGAGCTCCTGGGCCAGCTCCTGCACGTGCTGGCGGATGGTGCCTTCGACGAAGTCCTCGGTCTTGAGCGTGTCCTTGGCGTCGATGGCGCGGCGCAGGCTCTCTATGACCGGTGTCAGATGCTTGCGCATCAGCGGCTTGATCTCGTCGAGCTGCTTGCTGGCCGCCTTGCCGAACTGCTCGAGCGTGGCACCATCCAGCGCGCGGCGCAGGCCGCGCACCTCAGCGGTGACGATGCGGTCCCAGGCCTGACGGAACAGCGGCTCGAAGGCGCGTGCCGCCTTCTTGACGGGCTCCTGCGGCGGGTCGCCGGCGGGGTCTGCGCTCGGGTCCGGCGTGGGCGCGTTCGCATCCACCATGTTCAGCGGCACGAAGTAGCGGTCGCCGCCCTCGCGGGGGTTCATGCCTTCCATGTCGCGGATGTCGTTCGGGCTCGCGGCGCCGGTGTTGAACAGGGCATTGCCCAGTGCGGCGCGGCCGGCGCTATCGCCCTGCAGGCGGGCGCTGTAATCGAAGCCGATGAAGAAGCTCTTCTTGCCGGTATCGGTGAGCAGATCCTTCTGCATGCGCTGGCTGAGGCGCGTGGTCCACGGCGTTAGCGTGTTCACCACGAAATCGAGCGACTGCTGCTCGATGTTGTTGTTGGTGCTGCGCTCGAGGTCGCCGATGAGGTGCGGGGGCACCCGGAACATGCGCGCGATCTCGGCGGTCTGGAACTTGCGTGTCTCCAGGAACTGGGCATCGTCGGGGTTGATGCCTACCTGCTGCCACTTCATGCCCTGTTCCAGCACCATTGTGCGGTGGGCGTTCTGGCTGCCTTCGTGTCGCTCCTTGAGCGAGGCCTTGAGGTTCTCCCGCGCCTTATCGCTCAGCACATTATCGGTCTGGAGCACGCCTCCTGGCGTGGCGCCGTTCTGGAACAGGCGCGCGCCGAACTGCTCGGCGGCGAGGCCGAGGCCGACGGCCTCGCGGTTGTATTCGATTACGCTGCGGCCCTTCAAGCCATCACTGAAGATGGTGAAGTGCATGATCTCTTCGGCGCCATATACGAGACGCTCGCCATTGTTAGGCTGATACTCGTACCAGACCTGGCCCTTGCTGTCCCGGAACGGCCGCATCAGCGCCGGGTTCAGCGGGATCATGCCGGCCAGCGGGCCGGCCAGCGGGTAGAGCAGCTTGTTGTAGGCGTTGCCGCGCAGGGCCAGGTGGCCCACCATCATCTCCACCCAGTCGAAGGTGGTCTGCTCGTCATTTGGCCCGTACTGGAACAGTTTCCAGAGCGGGTGATTGCTGGCCTCTTCCTTGCCGCGCGGGTTCAGCCGGCGGTAGACGTTCAGCGGCAGGCTGGCGAGGCTCTCCGTGAGGATGCGCACGCAGGCCATGACGGCGTTCAGCTGCAGCGCCGTCTCCGGCGTGACGCTGATTCCGGCCTCGGTTAGTGCGGCCAGGCCCCACCAGTTGGCGAGGACTGGGTCACGCGGGTTAGCGATCAGGACCGTGGCGCGCTTCTCCAGCGCTCGCTCAAGCAGCACGCTTGTTCCCCGGAGTCACGGTGCCGGTGTAGGCGATGAGCACGCCGGTGACGATGAGGAACGCGCCCACGGCGATGATGCCCGCGGGCCAGTAGATGCAGCCGATGCCGATGCTAACGGCCGCGGCGCCGGAGGCCAGTAAGGCGTCACTGAGATATTTCATAACAGTAGGACGCCTCGGTCTTCATAGACGCTGCGGGGCGGCGTCTGGCCTTCGTTGGCGACGGCTCGGCCTAGGGCCATGAGCGCGGCGACGATGGGGTCGATCTTCTCTTCGCTGTTGGACTTGTCCGGCGCCATGTTTCGGTTGGCGTCGTGCCTGGCGACGATGTTCGCCGCGGCCCAGTCCCAGATGGGGTTGCCGTCGTGATCGACGCAGCCGCTGAGATAGAGCTTCTCGAAGGCCTGCATGGCCGGAGCGAAGCTCTTGACGCCTTGGCGGAACTCCACCATCGGCGCGCCTTCGCTCATGAGCCGGTTCGCGGTCGAGCCGGCGTTCCATGGGTCGAAGGCCAATTCTTTGACCTGGTATTCCTTCAGGGCCGCGCGGATGTCGTTCTCGACGTAGTCATAGTCCACGACATTGCCGGGCGTGAGCAGCAGATGGCCCTGCTTGGCCCATGTCTGATACGGCACGTTCCCACGCTCGGTGCGAGGGATGACGGTGTCTTCCGGCAGGTAGAACCTGCCCCAGAGATTGAGGCGCTGCTGGGTCTCGGTCTTGCCCTTGCGGGTGACTTCGACGCTGATGAGCCACGCCAGCACGAAGGCGGTGATGTCCGTGGTGGCGGACAGGTCCAGGCCGCCGAAGCAGGCCAGTGCCTTGAGCGCCGCGAGGTCTATGACCTTGCCGCAGCGCTTCCAATATTCGAGGTTGATCCAGCCGTTGCGGGCGGCGGTCCAGATGTTGAGCCGCTTGGTCATGAACTCGCCGCGGGTGTCCGGCGAGCGCTTCGCCTCCTTGGCGTAGCTGCGCATGCTCTCCCACGTCGGCGTGACGCCGATCATGGGGTTGGCTTTGATCCAGTTCTTCTCTTCGAACGGATCGTCGCCCTCGTCAAGGGTGAAGACGATGCCGAAATAGTGGTCGGCTTCGAAGACGCCGTTGAGGATCTGCTCTACGAGCTTGCGCTGCTCGTAACAGACGCCCATGACGTTGTAGCCGGCGGTGGTGATACGCCACAGCAACGGGTTCTTGCGGGCACCGAAGGCAGACTTGATGACGTCGTGCAGGCCCCGGTCTTTGTGGGCGTGCAGCTCGTCCAGGATGCCGACGTGCGGGTTCCAGCCGTCCTGGGTGCTGGACTTGGCGTTGATCGGCTGGATGAACCCGCCGTTCTCGCCGCAGACGATGGACTTGGCCAGCGCCTCGAGTTCGTAGGCCTCCCGCAGCTCGCCGGTGCGCTGCACCATGCGCTGCGCGGGCAGGAAGACCTTCTTGGCCTGGTCGCCGGTGGTGGCGCCGATGACGATCTGTGGCCCGACCTCTCCCTCGCGTGTTAGGCAGTAGAGCGCCACGCCGGCCGTGAGCGTGGACTTGGCGCCCTTGCGCGCCATCTCGATGTAGACGTCGGTGAACCGCCGGGTGCCGTTGTCGCGCCGACGGAAGCCGAAGACGTTGACCAGGATGAAGACCTGGGCCGCCTCCAAAGTGATGGTGCTGGTGTCCCACTTGCCTTCGACGTGCGGCAACTGCTCGATGAAGTCGCAGACGTCGTTGCCGTGGGCCGGCGAGAACTCGAAGCTGCAGCCGGGCTTCTTGGCCCGGACCATATCCGCCAGGAAGCGCTTGGCCGCCAGGCGGACGAGCTTGCAGTGGCTCCGACCCTTCTTGTCGTCTACGGCCTTGCGGGCGTACTCGGCCGCGACCTGGCAATAGTTCCGGGCGTGGCCGGTGTCAGGAAACCTGGCCGGCTTGGCCGGGCGGCGGCTTCTTGAACTTGTTCGGCTTGCCATCTTCCCCGCTCTTGGTGATCTTCGAGCGGCTCACGGGCGTCAGGCCGAACTCGGTCTGGTAGAGGCGGAGCTGGGTGATGATGCTGGCGCTGAGCTCCACGCCAGCCGAATAGGCCTGACGGACCTTGCCGTAGAGTGCGCACAGGATGGCCAGCGCCTCGATGTCGGCATCGCTCAAGACCTTCTTGGCCATTAGCACTGGGACGATGCGGTCCCAATACTTCTTGGCCAGGATGTCCAGCCACTCCGGCGCTCCCGGAGCCTGTTCCAGAGGCTCGAACTCGACCTCCAGCACTTGCATGCGCGAGGGCTGATCCGTGCCGCGGACGACCTTCAGATGGTTCGGAACCTTGCGATTGGCCATGGGCTTATGCGCCTCGAAGCGCCTGTTTAAGCCCTCAAATGGGCCTCGTAGTTGTGGGTTTTCATGCTGATTTAGGCCTGTTTCGTGTCGAAACGTGGGCCAATCGTGTCAACTCAGTGCCGTTCCGGCTCTGATTGTGGGAAAAACCAATTTTCTCAACTGCACGCGCAAAAATTTGGC